AAGGCTAGGCACCCTTAGCATACCCAAGGCCTTAAGTCAACATCAGGCCTTAAGGTGACTGATGAGTCCTGATGTGACTCAATCGCTGATGGATTCGGAATGTGACTAAAGACCTTAAGATAGTCACGGAATGACCTTAGAGTCACTAGGTGACTTTAGGGGGGTCGGGGGTCTGGGGACTCTGCGGTATTACTGTAGTAGCCACCTAAGTTTACAAAAGAGTCATTCTGCTTATGACACAAAAGTCAATAAAAGATTACAAAAGAAAACACAGGTAACTCATTGGTATACATGGGAATGACTCTCATTATCATGTGCACACTAAAGGAAACATATGTTTACAAAAGAAACATGAGAAATAGATTGACTTTCTGCTCTAAATATGTTATAATATACTTATGTTATAAAGCTTCTTAAGATTCTTTTATTTATTACTTTGTTTGTAATTAAAGAATAGATTAAAGAGTCTTAAGTATACTTAAGAACCTTTTAGTTATTTCTTTGTTTATAAATTAAAGAATAGCTTTAAGATTCTTAAGTATACTTAAGTACACTCAATCTCAACAAAGAGGTAATTGATTTGTCAACACCAAAAGAACCTGTAGTTGCTAAACGCAAAGGTAGACCACCTAAAGCATCACTAAAGAAACCTAAGGGGATTATTGGTCGGCCTAAAGGTGACGCTACGATTATCAACGAGTACAAAGCTAGGATGCTTGCGTCACCTAAGTCAGCTAAAGTGCTGGACGCTATCTTTGATGCAGCCTTAGACCATGACCATAAGAACCAAGCGTCAGCGTGGAAGCTTGTCATGGATCGTGTAGCTCCCATAGCAGCCTTTGAGAAGGAAATCATTAAGGGTGGAGGCAAGTCAGCCATACAGATCAATATAACTGGTGTAGGCCAAACTGACATAAGTTCTCAGGATAATAATGATCCACCAGAAGATGCTCAAGAAGGGGAGTACACTGTAGTATGAGTGACTTACAGATTGAACTACTTGAGTGGCAAAAGAAAGTATGGGCAGACCAGACTAGATTCCGAGTAGTTGCAGCAGGTCGAAGGTGTGGTAAGTCACGCCTAGCTGCTTGGTTGTTGATTGTCAACGGCTTACAGGCTAACCTGCCTAACTCACACGTGTTCTACGTAGCGCCTACACAAGGTCAGGCTAGAGACATTATGTGGAAACTACTGGTCGAGCTAGGTGCTCCTGTCATACGAAGTTCACACATAAACAATATGCAGATAACCCTAATCAATGGTTCCACCATTAGCCTTAAGGGTGCAGACAGACCAGACACTATGCGAGGCGTAAGTCTAAAGTTTCTAGTGCTTGACGAGTACGCAGACATGAAAGCTGAGGTGTTTGAAGAGATACTAAGACCAGCCTTAGCTGACCAAAAGGGAGGCTGCTTATTCATAGGCACACCTAAGGGTCGTAATCACTTCTATGATCTATTCAAGTACGCAGAGCTAAGTGGTGATGAAGATACTACGTTTACAGCTTGGCACTTTACCAGTTACGACAATGAAACACTAGACCCTGAGGAAATAGACGTAGCTAAGAAATCTATGTCAACTCACGCTTTTCAGCAAGAGTTCATGGCTAGTTTTAAGAACCAAGGCTCTGAGATGTTTAAAGAGGAATGGTTAAACTTTGGTGATAAACCATTGTCAGAGGGTGACTACTACATTGCTATTGACTTAGCTGGCTTTCAAGACGTATCTAAAAAGAAAGGCAACACAAGCCGTTTAGACTCGTCAGCTATATCTATAGTGTGGGTAGATGAAGATGGTTGGTTTATCGAGGACGTTATTTATGGTAGATGGACGTTAGATGAAACAGCACGTAAGATATTTCAAGCAGTAAGGGACTACAAACCTTTGTCTATTGGCATAGAGCGTGGTATCTCTAAACAAGCTGTTATGTCACCATTAATGGATATGATGAAACGACAGGACTTTTACTTTCGTGTAGAGGAACTAACTCACGGCAATCAACGTAAGACTGATAGAATCATGTGGGCCTTACAGGGTCGTTTTGAGCATGGTCGTGTAACCTTAAATAAAAAGAAAAAAGAATGGCACCCTATCTTTCTTGACCAGTTATTTGCTTTTCCCGACCCTTTGACCCATGACGACTTGATAGACTCACTGGCTTACATAGATCAGTTAGCTAAAGTAACCTACACTGGTAACTTTGAAGAGTTAGATAACTTTGAAGTCCTTGACTCACTTTCTGGATATTAAATTATGAAAATGTACCTAAACGATAACAATGAATCAACTGATCCAATTATCATTGAGCAGACACTCAAAGCGTGGGTTATGAACAAAGTAGATGATTGGGGAGACTACTACGACAATAACTACTCAGACAAGCACCAAGAATACTATCGCCTATGGCGTGGTCAGTGGGCAGCAGAGGATAAGACACGACAGGCAGAACGTAGTCGTATCATAGCTCCAGCATTACAACAGGCAGTAGAGTCTAACGTAGCTGAGATAGAAGAGGCTACCTTTGGTCGTGGTACATACTTTGACATTAGGGACAATATAGGAGACTCAGATAGCGCAGACATAGAGTTTTTACGTAACAAGTTACATGAAGATTTTGATATGTGCAAGGTACGTAGGGACGTATCAGAGTGTCTAATCAACGCAGCAGTCTTTGGTAATGGCATAGGTGAGGTTGTCTTAGAAGAAGTTAACGAGATGAAACCTTCTACTGAATCAATTATGGATGGTGCTATGGAAGCTGTAGGCGTCACTGTGTCTAAACGCACTGCTGTACGCTTACGTCCTATCTTACCACAGAACTTTCGTATTGACCCTACAGCCACTAACATAGAAGAAGCTTTAGGTGTAGCCATTGACGAGTTTGTTGGTCAGCACACAGTAGAGCAATTACAAGAGCAAGGTGTCTATCGTAATATTGATATAGGCTCGGCTAGTGATGATTTTGAACTTGAAGCGGATCAGTCTAGCTTTACAACTTACCAAGATTATAAGACACGCCTAACTAAGTATTATGGTCTTGTACCTCGACACATGCTTGAGGAAGAACTGGACTATGAGTTAGACGAAGAAGATAAAGAAAAGTATTGGATAGAAGCTGTTGTTATAATTGCTAACGAAGGTCACTTACTTAAGGCCGAAGCTAGTCCATACATGATGAAAGATCGACCAGTGGTTGCATTTCCTTGGGACGTAGTTCCTTCACGCTTCTGGGGTCGTGGTGTATGTGAGAAAGGCTACAACAGCCAGAAAGCCCTAGACGCAGAGCTAAGGGCACGTATAGACGCCCTAGCACTCACAGTACACCCTATGCTTGCTATGGACGCTACACGCATCCCTAGGGGCACTAAGCCAGAGATTCGTGCTGGTAAGCTACTACTAACCAATGGTGATCCACGTGAGATCATTAATCCATTCAATTTTGGCAACGTAAGTCAAATAACTTTTGCTCAGGCTCAAGCACTACAGTCAATGGTTCAACAATCTACAGGTGCCGTTGACTCTTCTGGTGTTGGAGGTTCTATAAATGGTGAGGCAACTGCTGCTGGCATATCTATGTCTCTAGGCGCAATTATCAAGAGACACAAGCGTACCTTGATTAACTTCCAAGACTCTTTTCTAATACCTTTTGTAAAGAAAGCAGCTTGGCGTTATATGCAGTATGAGCCTGAGCTTTACCCTGTATCTGACTACAACTTTAGAGCGTCAAGTACCTTAGGTATTATCGCACGTGAGTATGAGGTCAGTCAACTGGTACAGTTATTACAGACAATGGGCAAGGAAACTCCTTACTACCCTATCATGCTTAAGTCTATTGTAGACAACATGAACTTATCTAATCGTGAAGAGTTAATTGGGCTTATAGATGAAGCTGCACAACCTAACCCAGAAGCTGCTAAGGCTGCTCAAGAGACTCAAGCTGCTCAGTTAGCTTTCCAAGCTTCTCAAACAGCCGCATTATCTTCACAAGCTCAAGAATCTAATGCTAGAGCACAGAAATTAATGATAGAAGCTCAAGCTGTACCTCAGGAAATGGAGATTAATCGTATAAAAGCTATTACAACCAACCTGAGAGATGGTGAGAATGATGATCGTGAGTTTGAACGTAGGCTGGCAGTAGCAGATCGTATGCTAAAAGATAAAGAAATGACTTTACGTAATAATAATCAACAACGAGGCAGTAACAATGGTGTCCAATAAAGAACTACAAGATGTGGTTACTCAGGTAAATGATAGTTATACTCTCCTGTTAAATAGAATCATAGAGTTAGAAGCTAAAATGGAGCTTATTTCTGTCCCTAGCACAATTAAGAAGCAAAGTAAAGAAAAACCTTGACTTTTTTGCTACTTTGTGGTATAATAGATGTATTATTAATAAGATACTTTAAAAAGGTAATATCTTAAATGGCAGACAAAGAATTAGAAGTTTATTTTAAAAGCATGAATGAACTATTTAGGACAGAAGGTTGGCAAACACTAATATCTGACTTAAAAAACAATGCTGATACAATAAACTCAGTAGAACACACCAAAGATGATAAAGACCTTTACTTTCGTAAGGGACAACTTAACATACTAGGTGCTATCCTTAACATGGAAGAAACAACCTTAGCAGGACAAGAGGATTCTGAAAGGGTAGAAGAATATGTATAGGTTCTACGACTACAAATGTGCCAACGGGCACGTTAATGAACACATGGTTAAAGGC